GATTTCTTCACTCATTATATATATAATATATATTATTCCTTTATATCTATTTGTTAAGGACTTTTACATCAACGGGAACTTTAAGTAAGTCAATACCACCTTTTTCATCAGCACTTGTAATAATATCAACTTCTTTTCGTAATGATGGATCTTCTGACCTGAAAAAATGTTTTAGAATATATTCATTTTTTTTAAAATCACAAGATTTATTAAGGTCATCAAACATATCCATAAAACAATTAACATCATCATATAAACTACCTGATCTAAATTTTGATGAATTAATAAAATGACCAATAGCTAAACAATAGTATCCACAAGCATTATTCATTAAACTTTGAATATCCTTTTCAGTATATGGTAAACCCTGTGTTTTAGTTGTTTCTTTTACAGCTTTTTTAATATTCTCGCTAGGTGGTGCTCCATATGGATCAAAGTAGATCTTTTCAATTTTACCATTGGGATATTTAATAAGTTGTAAAAAGGTCCAGTGAGTACCATCGTTTTCAGATCCATCTTCATTGTGACTATCTTCTAAATTTACAAAGTAAGCTTTATTATATTCTAATGGTGAATGTAATTCATCCTTGAAAACAATCTCTGCTAAAGGAATATTCATTCTTTTACATAGTGTTTCTATTTGTGTATCTGTTAGTGACATATTATTAATATATATAAATCATCCTTTATATTGTTTATACATATAAACCATTACCGTCTATACTTCCATCATAAGCTCCACCAGAATTAAAATGTTGGAATTGAACAGGAAGAAAATGTTGGAATTGGAAATTGGCACTAAATGGTTGTGATACTAATGCAGGTGGAATATATGCATGTAACATACTGCCTTTTAATCCAATAGTTGATTTTTCAATAGCACCACCTACCATACGCGAATGGGGTTCAAATGCGTCATAACCTCTTTGTAAAGCAGTTAATCCTCTACGTGCATCAATACCATGTTTTTGCATTACTGAACTTGCTTGATTATTAATATAGTTATCCATTCCAGCACGTGCAAGATAACCATAATTAGATCCTAATTGAGCATTAAGAGCATCATGTAATTGATTAGTAACACCATAACCATGAATACCAAAACCAGCACGGGATTTCATACTAGTAGTATCATTAAATACTCTTCCAGCTTTACCAGCGGTGTCAATAGTATCTCGTAAAGTTGCGTCTGCAAATGTTTGCCAGCGGTTTGCTTTTTTAAGACGGCTAATTTTTCCCCCTGACATAGGTGCTTTTTGGGCCATAGGGTCAGTAGTCACTTTATGAGCTTCTGGACTGATAGATTTAGAAATACCTTGATTCATTTCAATTTCTTCAGGTGATAATTGAATTTGTGAACCTTTATTTTTTGCAAAAGCTTTAGTTACAATATTAAATGTTTGTGGGTGAACTTGTAATTCAAATCCTGTACCTTTTTTAACTCTAACAGGATTACCTTTTTTAAGTTTTCTTAATTGATTTGGACTTACGTCGATCTGAATAGTATGCATTAATAATTAATTCATTATCTTTTTAAATGATTTATCATTATCTATTAATTAATTAATATTATCTAAATATTAATTAATAAAATTTTCCTTAATTTTTAAATTTGGAACAAAGTACACTATATAATAATAATATAATATATCTTTAAACCCTTGCGCCAGTAAGAATATCAATAGAGATCTTTACACCATATTCAACAAATACAAAATAATCCATTGCTTTGGAACTTTTATTCTGACCAATAACTTGAACAGATTTAGGCACACCCATTTCAACCGGCAACATGCGTTCAACATTAACATAGTAATAACAATAATTCATATCAAATTCTTGACGACCAACTAAACCAGAAGTTAAACCATCAGTTAAACCTCCGTTTACAGCATTCTGACCATAAAGTTGGTTGTTAAAAGATTCGAAATTAAATTTCTGTAGGTTATAGATGGCGTTCTGTCCGGATATTTGCACGTTGAAATTTGTGATGTGTGCTAATGGGGAAGTTGTACCAGAACCAGCAGAATCAAAAGGACTTTGAAATACTGGATAACCTGTTCGAAATCCTGTATTAGTATTACTTTCAACTCCTGATTTAGCAGATGTTACATTAGTCCCAGCGCTTGATGTAGATGAAAAGAACGGTAAAATTAGGATGCTCTTAATATTTGCAATTCCATTTGTAATAAGTTGATTTATTTGAGCATCTGTTCCAATATTAGTAATTTGATATTGATATACGTCAGTGTAATTAATTTGTTTAACTGGAGATGAAAGAATTGCCTGTTCAAATGGCGGGTTAAATGTATAAGCAGGGATATATAAATATACGCTTTTAGATAATGGTCCTTCGGCTACACCAGCAACAGATGTTAATGCTTGGTCTAAACATCTTGCACCAACAGAAATATTAAATAAATATGTTGCTTTTAATTCAGCACCTCCTGCAGTAGTTGTAAAATTGGTGGGAAATAATGAATAACTACCATTAAATCCTGCAGTAGTTGTTCCAGCAGGTGATGCAATCATTAAAGGATTTGTACCACCTAATGCATTAGAAACACTTGACACATGCATATTAGACGGAACTGCATTTCCTGCTACTGGTGTAGATGCATTACATACAACTGTAGTAGAAGTGTTATTTAAATTTAATGTAATTTTCATAAACACACCTTTAAGTAAAGGGCACATATTGAAAAAACTATGAACATGTTTAAGTTTAATAATAGCAGTTACAGCAATTTGTAAAACTGGTGCAGTTGAGAAAGTTAAAACTGGTAAAGTACCAGCGGCGGCACTAGCAGCAAGAGACAAACCAGCATCAATTTTATTAAAAATATATGATTTATATAATGCAGTCATTGTATTGTTGCTACCTGCCGTAGTAGTTGCACTAGCGATTAAACTTCCATATGTAGCAGTAACAGCACCTGATGCTACAGATGTATCATTACCACATAAAAATGCATTGTTATTAAAATTAATATTTCTTTGACGTTCTAAAAAGCCAATATTACCTAATCCAGAATTAAAAGAGTTATTTCTTAATGCTACTGGAGAAGGTGCTAGTAAATTTGAATTATTACATGTTCCTTGTAATAATGAATCAGTTCCAACAGCTCCAACCCCGCCATTAACAGCAGTTCCCGTTAATGCAGGAAAGAATTGAAATGATGATGAATCATCAGGATAAAATCCAATTTGAGCACCTTGAGAAAGAATATCTTGATAGGATAGGGAGGTCATCAGCTTAAAAGAATTCCACATGTTAATAAACGGAGTTTGCTGCGCGATAGTCGAACCATTGTAATCCAACGTCATACTATGAATCATTGTTCCGAACCAGTTTTTTAGTCCCATGATATGATCACCGCTTGTAGCATTTGTGTTTACATCTGCCATTATTAAAGGAGCAGCAGCAGATACATTACCAGTTGTTGCAGTCATGGTAATTCCAATACCAGTTGTTGGCAATGCCATTGTCATCAAGAGTGGCATGGCTAGGTAGCTCTCTCTGTAGCTCATATATTTGTTACTGTTTGAAAGTTGACTCGTATCGATAATCGATTGAGAATTTGAATAATTTTGATTTTGGTTATCTAAGATGTTAACCCAGTCTTTTCTAACGAAGACATTAGGGCTTCCTTCCACTTCTTGGGAAAGGTCAAATACTAGTTTATCACACATTACGAATAATAGTTCATTAATCTTTAAATATCTTTAAGGATTAATAATATATATATAAAAATTACATATTCATAACAATGTTTTTACGTGGTAATGCTGTAGGTGGTGATATATTTAAATTTGATAATTTTGAACTTAAACTTTTAGGAAGTCCTTTACCTTGTGTAACACCTGCTCGAGTATATGGATTCATCCCAGTAGTTGCGATATAATCATCCATATCCATATATGATGACGCAGCACCAGGACCGGCAGTACGTAAAAGAACAGAACCCATTCCTTCACCTTTTAAAAATTTCATTCCTTTATGATATGCAGAAATAGCATGTAAATTAGACGCATTATGATGCGGTAATTGTATTAATCTAACTG